CTCTTTGTAATAGTGTAAATCCCTTGGGAAAACATCTCCATAATCAGATACATAATCATAAGAATCTACCCAAGCATATTTACAAGAATTGCAAAATAAAGTTAAAAATAAGATGTGACTATTTTCATCTTTGTAAAATGATGAATCTTTTAATATAGGCTCTATGCCTCTACCACAGTTAGGACAAATATCTGTTACAGTAACATTTACTTCAGCATTGCCCCAATTACCATATTTCGCTTTCATCAACATAACAACTTCTCCAATAGTTTTTATTATATTATATCATATTTAGAAAGGAAAAAGATATATGCCAAGACCGAAACATTGGCCATATGTTACTAAAAAAAGCAAAGGAAGGCCACGATTAAGCAGCTTGTCCTTACGTGACAATAAATTGATTTTGGATTCCAAGGAATTGACAGGGGTAAAAAATTATGAATTGAAAAGTCTAGAAACAACGACAAAATTTTCTGAATTAAAAATTACTTTACTTGTTAAGTTGGTCTGAAATAACTTTTGAAACGACTTCTACAGAGATGTCTTTTAAAACATTCAATGAAAATGAACCTGCTTTTGAAGCTATGCTCTTGGTCTTATTCCAATTTGTATCTTGTCTAATGTTAGCCAGAAACTCGTGTGCTGCTGGAGACAGGTCGATAATAATTGCGGATAAATCAAAAGTGTAAGTTACTTCTCCAATAAAAAATCCTGCGTGATCTGCTTGACGAATATGATAAAAAACCGTATCTACTCCGTATTTATTAAACAAAGGTTCGTCCTTGTCTTCGCTGTAGATCACAACATTATCGAATGTAGATTTTGCTTCGACATCAAGCAATAGGTCACGAATGCAGTCAGGGTTCAGTTTCACTATCTCACCTCATAGTTATTTTTTTAAAACTATTATAACAGAAAGAAATTGAGAAAAACAGAAAGGAGAAAGAATGATTGAAAATAAGCGAAGTGAAAAACAATGCTTTTTATCAGATGCCACAGTGGCTTTATGAACCACCTTACAATGCGCTGAGTGACAAAGCTAAGCAGATATATATGTTTCTCTTTGATAGGCGCGCTTTATCAATTCAAAACAAATGGTTTGATGAAAAAGGAGATGTGTTCGTTTACTTTACGAACGAGCAACTTATGGAGAAGCTTAATTGCAGTAACAAGCCTATTATTCAAGCGAAGAAAGAATTGCATGATATCGGACTGCTTAGGGAGGTTCGACAAGGAGTGAATAAACCTAATCGTCTATATATTTCTGGAAGTGTAGAAAGTACACGTCAAGAAGTGTCAAAAGTACACACTGGAAGTGTAGAAAGTACACGTCAAGAAGTGTCAAAAGTACACACTGGAAGTGTAGAAAGTACACGTCAAGAAGTGTCAAAAGTACACACAATCAAGACTGATAATATCAAGACTAATATATCAAGACTAAATGAACCAGAGGGTGCTGGTGATAATTCTTTATTTAGTATAGAGGACGCACCACCACAAAATGATTTGGGAATTGTTCACGATTGGATTTTGTCAGAGTTTGGGCGATACCCGACACCGTTTGAAATCGAGGACTTGAAGGCATTATTGCAAGACCATAGCAAAGAGGTTATCAAGTTAGCAATCAAGGAATGCGTGGGCAACGGTAAGCCTTATTTCAAGTATCTAAGTAGCATCTTGAGGGATTGGAAGCAGAAAGGCCTTGTTACCGCTGAACTAGTCGAGAATAGGCAGAAACCTGCTCGGTCAAGTAGTAAGTCAAACGGTCGCTTGAAATTGTCAGATGATGGATTTGATCCACGGCTTGGATTTTAGGGGGTGCGCATGCAAATAGTATCAAGTAAAGAATTACAAGAACGAGCCTTGCAGGTTGAGACGTTGAAGCAACAATGCCCCAAACATGAAGGGGTCTATATGTGGCAGTCAGTCAACCCTTGCACTCGTAATACGCTGACCTATTGTCCTGAATGCGTTCAAGAGACTATTAACCAGAACGCAAGTGAGCAGTTGGCTATTGCTGAAGCTCAAATCAGAGATACAAGATCCTACTCTTTATTTATGAAAGAGAGCATCATCCCGAATGATTTGAAAAATGCAACTGTTGGGAATTTTGAAATCCATACAGAGCAGGATGCTGAGGCAGTTAATTTCGCCAAGCGAGTCACGGCTGACTATGTGAAAGAGCGCTACGAAGGGAATACGATTATCTCTGGACCTCCTGGGGTTGGTAAGAGCCATCTGGCTGTCGGGATAGCAAAGACCTTAAACGAGAGCTTTCAAATGCTCCAAGTCCGCAAATCGGTAGTCTATATGCCGTCGATGGAGTTATTCTCTCGAATGCAAGAGGCTTTTCAATACAAGGACTCAAAATGGGAGCAACGCTCTGTCGTCAAGTTCCTGCAAAGTGTTGATTTCTTAATTTTGGATGATCTCGGCAAAGAGTCGAGTGTTGGGAATGAAATCAGACAAGGCAACAACTGGATGCAAAAAATCCTGTATCAAATACTTGAGAACAGGACGAATACAATTATCACAACTAATTTTGAGGGCAAACACCTCAAAGAACTCTACGAGCAGAGTCTCGTAGACAGAATAACGAAAGGAAACATGAAGACGAATGCCTTTAAATTCAGCAAAGACACAGCTTCAAGACGCTCCTTGTCAGCAAGTGACTACTGAGGAACGTAAGCGAGCCATTGAGCAGTTCGAGAGCCGATTTTACGGCCTATCGACCCTGCTTAAAGAACGGTTGATGATCACGACAGACGAACGGTTCACAAACAAGATGAACGAGCTGACGTATTATGCAACGAATGGAAGTGTCTACAAGACATAAAAATAAAAGCACCTAACATAAGTCAGGCGCTTACTAAAATAACTAACTAAATTATATCACAGAAAGAGAGGAATTGCCAATGGCTTTGGAACTTTTTGGCGAGGATTTCAAAAATGAACTATTTCAAGACCTTGTGAAACTTAACATCGAAGCTTTGAAAGAAGCTAAAAGACAAGTCTCAAGACAAATCACCATGGTCCCAATTAAGGAAGTCATGAAAGCTACTGGATGGGGCAGAAAGCGAATAGAGGATTTTAGAGATCAAGGCAAGTTCAGCTATCAACAAAATGTAAAAGGTGGCAAGTGCTTGTACGACCTGAACGATGTACTACGATTTCAAAGTCAGTTAGCAAAGAGAGGATAGTATGAACCTACTAGCAAGAATTAAAAACTATTTTTCAGAAGTGGTCGAAGAAACCAATCTCGACTGGAGAGTGGTCGCTTTAGACTTGAACCAGGCGCTGATCGAGACACAAGAAAAGCTACAAGAAGCGAATCAGCGAATTGCTGATCAAGACAAAATTATCAAAATTTACAAGGAGAAGTATAATGTTTGAACCGTCATTAACAAGTCAACTCTTGGGAGTTGGTGCTCTGCTACTCGGATTTCTTGGAGCGGGTATCCACACGCACAACATGGATCTGAAGAAAGCCGAAGAAAAGAAAATGCAACAGCATCATGATGCAGACATCATCCGAGCAAGTCAAGAAGCTTACGCTTTAGGACGAACCGCAGAACGCAGAGCAATTCGCGAGAACATCCGCAGACCATTCGCAGGGTTCACATTTGACAACGAGCGACCAGAAGGATTGAAACCTGAATTGGTTGGCTTGCCAGCACCTAGAAACTTGAGAGGGTGAAATATGACAGTTAGTAGAGATATGGATCAGCTAGAGACAAATGTATTGAATTATATTGTCAATCATGGATCATTTGAAAATCCTGTACGTTCAGTCACTATTCGCAATGAATTTTCATTATCCAAAAGAGGTCTTGAAACGATTGTCGAAAGCTTGCGAGTGAACTTCAAGCACCCGATTGTTGCGAAGAAGACACAGCCAAGCGGATATTATCTTCCACGAAACGAAGAAGAACGGCAAGCAGGCTTAGCGCCTTATAAACGACAGATTTTGACCGAGCAGAAAAATCTTGCAGCAGTTATGGCTGTTGATTTGGATGATTATTGGAAATCGGCATGAGAGGTGACAGATGTTTGATTACGACAGAGACATGATGCAACCTCCTGAAGAACGAGAAAACTCGACCCGAGCGAGTATGTGTATATTGGGTGCGGTCAGTATCGATATGTGGGTGATGAAGTATGATTGAAGAATTACACGTAGAAATCGATAACTGGCGAGCTGAATATATTCATCTCGGCCAAGAACTCGGGGAAATCATCAACGATCAACAAGACATTATTTTGAAATTGCAAAATGAAAACAGACGCATAAAGCGTGAAAATTGGAATCTTAAGAAAACGAAAGGTAGAAGAAAATGACAAACGAACTAGCACAAACAAAAGGAGCATATTTAACAGATTTACAGAAACTTGACGGAGCAACTTTGAGAAATTTCGTTGACCCAAAACATCAAGCAAGCCCGCAGGAATTGCAGACATTGTTAGCTATTGTTAAAAATCGTAATTTAAACCCGTTCACAAAAGAAGTTTATTTTATTAAATATGGCAACAATCCCGCTCAAATCGTTGTTTCAAAGGATGCCTTCATGAAACGAGCTGAACAGAATCCAAATTATGACGGATTTGAAAGCGGGATTATCTACGAAGATGCAAGCGGAGAATTGAAAAACAAAAAAGGCGTTATATTGCCAAAAAATAGCACTCTAATCGGTGGCTGGTGTGAGGTCTATCGCAAAGCCCGAACAAGACCAGTCTATCGTGAAGTAGAGTTGTCAGCATATAACACTGGCAAGAACTGGTGGCAGAAAGCTCCAGGGCAAATGATTGAAAAAGTCGCTATCGTTGCAGCGGTTCGTGATTCATTCTCAGAAGATGTAGGCGGACTCTACACTAGCGAGGAAATGGAGCAAGCAGCACCTATCGATGTAACTCCTCAAGAAAGCCGTGAGGATGTTGTAGCACGCAAGATGACTGAGATTGAGCAATTCAACAAAGAGCAAGAGGCGAATCATGCGGATCCTGAACCTGCTCAAGCTGAGGAGCCAATACAGGGTGAATTGCTAGACGGTGAACTAGAATACTAGGAGGACAACATGCAAGAATTACAGGTAAAAGTAACACAGGCACAGGTTGAAATCGTTGACCGTGATAAATTTGAGCAGAATATCAATGAGGTTGTAACCAAGTATCAAAATTATACGGTTACAGCTGCAACTATCAAGGATGACAAGCAGACGCTTGCCGATCTACGAAAATTAGACAAGCAGGTCTCTGACGAGCGGATCAGGAATAAGAAAGTCTTATCTGAACCAGCTGACGAATTTGACAAGTATATCAAGAATGCCATCCAACCTCTAAAAGACATCATCACCAAAATTGCTAGTGATGTCAAAGAGTTTGAAGAACATCAAAAGGCTGTCCGAATTGACACAGTCAAAGGCTACCTAGCCAACAAATCAGCTGAGTACATGCTGGACCCTCGTCTCTTTGATGAAAAGGCCCTTGAGTATGTCAAAGCTGGCGATTTCATGGCTGACGGCGTGACGCTTAAAAAAGCCACAATGAAATCACTTGACGACATGGTCACATTTGAGTTTCAGAAACAGCAAGAATTTGAAAAGGCTAAGTCAGCTATTTCAGGGTTATGTGCTGAGTACGGCATGACTGACTCACCGTACATCCGACAACTGAAAGATTTGACCTTGGTCGAGGTGCTGGAACAAATCAAAGCAGACCACGCTTTTGAAAAGCAAAAGGAAGAGGTTAGGTTAGCTCAAGAGCGAGCAGAGCGAGAACGTGAGGAACTTTTAGCAGCTCAACAAGCCGAACAGCAAGAACAGGCTCCAAAATCAACAGAGACACCAAATTTTGACCCAGAGACTGGCAAAATCTTGGACGGTGGGCAAATCCCCCAAAATGAGTCAAACGCTCTCAGAGGGGCTGAAAATAGCCTAAAACAATATACCCAAAAAATGACTTTAGAGGTGTATTTTGTGGATACAGCCGAAAAAGACTATTTAAAGGCTAGTCTTGCGGATTTAGGATTCGAGTATAAAAAGAACTACATCGTCAAAGGCTATCAACGTATTGAACCATTGACGCAAGAAGAACTGGACCAAAAAATCAAATAAATAAACTAACGTGCCGTGAACCACGAAAAAAGCGAACTAGAAAACGTCAATGAAGGTCATGTGACCTTGGACGAGCGACTGCCCGTATTTAGCCAAACTCACACAAAGGCAGTCGCATTTTTTTAGATAAACAGATGAAATTTTTAGATTTATTCGCTGGCATCGGTGGATTTCGTCTTGGAATGGAATCCGCCGGTCATGAATGTATAGGATTTTGTGAGATTGACAAATTCGCAAGAGCCAGTTACAAAGCTATACACGACACGAAGGGAGAAATTGAATTACATG